TTTTTGGATCTTCATTTAGGTAATATCCTCTCCAATCTGCTACTCTAATGCACTCATCAATATCCCATGCAAGTTTTTTATTTGCAGACGTAGAGTTACGTGGTTTGTAAACAATACCAGTATTCATGTCAATAAAACAATGTGTCTTTGGAGTATCAGTATCAGTTAATTGAAGAACTCTATAATACTTTTTATTATCATCATCTATTACAAAAGATCCAATATCTAAGTTATTATCAAGTTCTCTTCTTTTATATTTAATTTCTATTGTTTCACCCTCACTTAACTCTCTTCTACTTAAAATATAACGAGTTTCCCTAAAATAATCTTCAGTCAACTTAAGACAAAGCAGACCAGTTTTAAGAAGAATCATGTTTTTAACACGACTCTTTTCTTCTAGTCTGCTTTTGTAGTCTATATCTATATCTTCTTTTGTTTTTATACCTTTTTTGTATAATTCAAGTAAATCAGAATCCATTTTAGCTGAGATAAGATATATTATCTATAATCTTATGCCCCCATCTCCCTCATACTACGAACAAGATATTCCGTAAATTGTTCCATTTTTTCTGGATGAACTGTAGCTGGATTAGTATTGATTGCATTTCTAAGAGCGATCATCTCCTGCCATTCGGCGTCAGTGAGTTTGTTGTCCTTAGAAGAAAATGTCATGCTGGGGTGCTCCCGTAATTTGTCAGCATATTCTAACAATATTTAACCATAAAGTGTTATTTCTTAATATTATCTTTAGAGTGTTGTAACATATCTTTACGAACCAAAGGGTCCCCACGTTCCCTTATCACCTTCCATTCTCTGCTCCAATTTATCTAGAAGACCATCAAAACTCATGATATGGTCAATATCTACAATTAACTTTGAGATTGCATTACAAACCACTGGACGTTCCTGACGAGCAGCATAAGACAGAGCATTACGAAGAGAAGATTCTGCTTCCTTCAAACTTGTTTCAACAGATTGAGAGAGTGCCATAGAATTAAGTAACAACTATTGATAATATATCAGCAAGTACAACCCATGTCAAGTAAACCAAGTAACAATTGAATAACGTGTTCCTTTGACGACAGGCATAACCTCATGAGGGTACATAAAGTTTGATGGGAATACAATTACAGACCCTGGTCTTGTTCTAATTTGCATTTCTCTATCAAAGAATGCAAATTCACCACCAACATAGTCATCATTTAAATTAAATGACATTGAAATCGTTCTTGGTTGTGTTTTAAAACTATCAGTGTGTTGAATATAATATCCACCCTCTTGATATCTTAAAAGGTCATATCCACTATCGGACTGTAAAAAACAATCTGGGAAGTCTACAATATACTTTTTTGCTGCATCTGCAGACTTGTTAAAAAGAATATCATCTATTTTCTTCCTCACATCTTGATTTGAAGCAATTACATGACCAAGAGATATGTTAATAATATCGCAGTTCCTAACAGAAGTATTTTGATTACCATTAACACCTATCTCAGATGTTCTCCACTCTGCTGCATCTTTATATTCTGATATGATATAATCACACTCTTCCTTTGTAAGAATGTCATCATAAATTTTGATATAACTTGCAAGACTATTCAAACTTTTTGTCACAACTGGTTTAGTTTCAACTGGTTTAATCGCATCTTCGGTTATTCTATGGTCTTTATCAAAATAACTAGAAAAATAAGGACCACGACTTCTCACATAATGCAAAAATACTTGATTACAATAAGTTCCCTTAAATGGTTCTCTCCAATGAGGACCTTCTATTCCCAGATACAACATTGCATCTCCAGGATTCAAGATAACTTCCTTTTTAACCTTTTTAGGAGTCTCAATCCATATTGCCCACGGTTGATCGCAATCTAAATTAATAGTTAAAGATATCTCACAATGAGACTTGTCAATATGGGGTTTTAATTCATTACCGTGTTGATAAATTCTAGCATAAGAATACGTGGGAACCACAGTCTCTCCAATTAACTGAGACACTGTGGTTGTTTTTTCACACAATAACTCTACAAAAGAAATATAATCATATTTACTTTTACATCCAGATACTTGAGAATCATCTTTCAAGTCATAAGTATCTGCATATTCTTTAAATTCTTCTGCTAATTGTTTTGCTTTTTCCGATGATATAAAATTAGGGACAACAACATAGTTGTCCTCAAATAATTTAGAGATCATTTAGTAGTGGAATCCTCCTCATTTTCAACTTCTTCAATCAGTTCTTCAATTTCATTTACAACTTGCTCGGTTGGATCTTCTTCAAATAATAACTCAAGATTAAATTCACTATCCAGTACACTTAAGTCAATATTTGAAAAGTCTTTAATTATATCATCTGGTTTTGTTTGAATATCGTAAGTACCAAGCAAAGATTCCGTTCCTTTATCATCAAAGAATGATTCATCTACAGAATCATCAAATAGAGATGGATCTACACTACCATCAAAAATCGTGATATTATCATATCCACGCTCGGACTGAAATGCAGTCTTACTCTCCTCAATGTTATCTTGAAGGGTATTTGAAGAGTAAAAGAGATTCTCGTGTGCTTCTGCTACACGTTCATGAACTTTTTGTATTTGATAATCATGGTCTTCCTTCATAGACTCAATGTTTTCTTCATGCCTCTTTTGCATTTCCTCCATTTGCTCTTCCAATTCTTTCATAGCATCTTGCCAAGAAAGAACTTTTTTACCTTCTTCTTCCTCTCTTTCTCTCTTTATAATCATTTGACGCTCATACTCAGCATCAAAATGCTCAACATACTGTTTGAGGTCTTTACGAGTGCATGGAGTATTAGGAACGGGCGAATCATATTCAATCCACCCATTACCATCCTCTGTGCCATCATCCCTCCATTGAATCGCCCAAAGATGTTCTATATCGACAAAAGGCCATTTATCTCCATCAAAGAAGATACCAACATCATCAATACCAATGTATCGATCCTGTTCAATTAATGTAAATTTTTTCATTATTCTGTTACCTCTTGTACGTTAGCAGTTAGAACTTTACTCTCTCTTGCATGTTGTAGCATTTGAGCAGCAGCAGACAAAACATTAATATTACTTTCATTTGCTTTAACCATTTCATTCCTAAACGATTCAACTGCTGCACCAGTTGAGCGTTGTTGTTGAGAATTTTCAATCATCAACATTGGCAACCAATTAATTGCACATGCCCATTCATCCACAGGTTCACCTGTATTTGGATTAGAACCTCTTATTTGAGTATACCAAGAACATTCAAGTCCCTTACAATCTGATTGAATTAGGGGGCAAAAGTTTCCAGGTTTAATTTGAGCCATAATTAAGTCAAAATAGTAATTGTATTATAACATATTTAGTTTAATGAGCAAATTATAGTATCTACATATTGAACTGCTAAATTTAACGAATATGCCCTAGTTTCATTCATAGATGCAGATCCACTAAATGGGTGAGTATGAGACCCACCTCCAGAATTTTCATTCATTCCACCAGTTCCACTTGTTCCAGAAACAAGAAAAGAACCACCAAAACTAAATGGAGTTGCACCAGAACCTCCAAGTCCTCCTGTTAATCCTACGTGAGTATGATCTGGTAATTGTGATAATGCTAACGTAGTATTACCAACATTTTGAACTGTAGTGGGTGCTAATCCAACTGGAAATGTACTGTTAACATTTACAGAAAAGTTACCACTCGTTGAGGATAATACCGTTGTAAAATTTACTGCACCACCAGATCCACCACCAGTCCCAGAAACAACTCTTAGTGCTTTATTATTTTGGGTAGAAAGTCTTGTCCATCCTGTAGGTGCAGTTGCTTGATAAAATACCTTTATAGTCCCAGCAGGATATATCCAGTAAAAACTATTAATAGAATTTGCTGTATCTGCAATGTTAAATAAAATTCCAGTAGAAGTTAGTCTTGCCATATCAATCAAAAGAGCAGAGAATAACGTCAATATATTGTAGTCTTAAATCAACAGAACCACTACCAGTTGCAGTAAAATTTATATTACCACTAAACGGGTGATTATGTGATCCACCAGTGCCTCCAGGAGACACAACACCTCCAGTATTATTTGAACCACTTACCAAGAAATTAGATCCTCCACTTGAAGCACTTCCACTTCCACCAGTTAAAGAATTGTGAGTATGATTTGGTATTTGTGAAGTTGTTAGTGTTGTATTTCCAACAGTGCCCGTAACAGGAACATTTGCACTAAAACTAACACTCACTGGAGAAGTGCTACTTGGAAATACTGTACTAAAAGACAGTCCACCAGCACCAGATACTCCACCAAATCCAAAGTTACCACCAGTTCCAGACACGACTCTTAGTGCTTTATCATTATGAGTAGTAGATTTTGTCCATCCAGTAGGTGCTGCCGCTTGGAAGAATACCGATACTGTTCCTTGTGCCAAAACTCCATACTTTGAATTTAATGAAGTTCCATCATCAAAAGTTAAACCAGTAGCGGTTAATGTTGCTGCCATCTTACAATAATATTTCTTTTATTTACTTATTTATCCTTTATCCAAAATCCATCCCCAGTCATAGTCCAACCTTCTGCAACCATTTCATCATAAGTCATAGAAGGAAGTTTCTTCATAATAAAAGAACCATCTCCATTATCAACCCACTCAATATTATCTCCTGCTTTTAAATTAGCAGCATCAAGCAAATCATCAGGGAGACTAATAAAGTATTCTTCATGTACTTTTTCAACTTCCAAAATCCAAGTCTTTTTAGGATCTTTTGCCATAACTTTATTAAAATCAGATTCTTTAACTTCTTGCCAACCAAGAAATTCTCTTTCTCTAATAGTCTCTCCTTTATCAGGAGATTCATAAATTTTTGCCATGATTACTTGTAAATGAAAGGATCTTCTTTGCTAAGTTGTTTAGCTAATTTTTTGCTTTTTTGATTTTCAAGATATTCTACAAATAAATTGTATATCTTTCTAATATATTTAATCATAACTTCAAAAATTTGTAAATGTTTTGTGCGGTTAATTTATTAGATTTTATGCCAGGATGACTCATATCTCTAGCATAATCATCTGGTATTGGTTTATGCAAATCACAACCTAATAATTTTGATGTTGTTGGAAAAAAAGAGAATTCATAATATTGAGTCTTTCCTTCCCACAAATTCCTAATTAACTCAACATTTATAAGATTAAATGGAACCAAATGATCTACAAATTTACTATTATTTTCACAATCAAGTTTTAACTCTACGCGATTTCTTTGATACATCAAATATCTTGTAATACCTGGCATACAATAAATCACACATTTTGGAGTTCCATATTTTTTATAAAGCATTAATGAATTATGTAAAGCAAACTGTATTGATGAACCTCCCATTCCCAAATTAATTACAGGTATTTCATAAAGTTCTTCCAAAAATGCAGGTATTGTATGAGAATCATCTATACCAGTTCCAAAAATATACGAACAACCAAAAATAACTATTGAATTTGACCAATTGATATCATTAAACTCTTTGGTTCTATATCCATGAGAATTTAAAGTATATTTTACTTTATTTTTTCGATAGTACCAGTCGGGAGATTGGAGTTGTAAATTTAACTGATATTTATCGCAATCATCAGAACCAAAAAAATCCCAACTACCACATATATCAAATTTATCACCATTTTTTATGGATTGTCCAAAATTTTGAACTGTTGTATTTGGTAGTGGAATAAACTCTTGATTATTGATTGAACGTATTATATTTGGATTGACCTTCACTGATCTTTAAGATATTGCTTCTTTGCTTTTTTAAGTTCTTTCAGTTCTGATTTAATCTCTTTATATGCTGTTTGAGCATCAATTTTATCACCCATTTCAAGAGCACAAATAATATCAACTCTTGTTCCAAAATGTGCTAATGCTTTTTCAAAATCATCCAATTCGTACATTACTTATCTCCCAATGTATATTGCTTCATATTATATATTGGTGGGCAGTGAGCATCAATTTGTGCTTGAAGACGGTTCTCCATTTCATACAAAGAGTTTGTAGTCTCTATATTTTCTATTTCTAACCTCTTAATATCCTCAAGTGCTCCTTTATATTTTTGTTCAAGATATTCCACCCGTGTCTCTAAAGATTGAATTAAATCAAGTAAAGTAAATTTACTTCCAATAAAACCATCAGCACAATCTACGATTACTTTCTTTTCTTTGTCGGATACAAAGAACCAGTTAATAAAGTTTTTAATGTTCACAATACACCTACCGATTTTAAATAACGTCGATATGCAGCAAATCTACCTAAAGATGGTTGTCCAATAACATTTAATTGGTGACAAATTTCACAATAACATAACCACTCATACCAAGGTGTTGTTGGATCTAACACATGATATGGATATTCTTTAGAGTTTTCCACCTACTTCACCTTCATAAGTTCTGGTCTCAGTCCAACCTTCCTGCCGTCCTTTAAGATAAAAACGGGTTGCTTGAATACACGACTGCTCAGTGAGAGAGGTGATAAGTCCATTACCTTCTTCGTCTGTGGAATACCAAAGTCCATACTTTTTTTGATCTACGTAAAAACATCCGTCAATTAACTTTTTATCTTCTGTCATTTTTTCACAGGTTTTGGTTTTAGAGTTTTATTTTCATTTACTTGTTTTACTGTATTATGAAGTTGCTTTAATGCTTCAATAGTCTCTGGTGTCTCTTCCCAACTCCAGTCATTTGAATTTGTGTCAGAAAATGTACGGATTGCCATGTCCTCTATAGCATCTGGTGTAATGATAACACATTATCAAGCAACTTGCAATCCTAATCCTTGTATTATTCTTCCCGCTATAATTTTATTTGTTAATTTTCCTTGATGGGCAACATAAGACCCTGATTTTTGTTTTACTAAATCACGAGCAGAATCTATTTGATTTACATATTCACAATTTAATATTTTAGCAGTATCATAAAATAAACTTAAATCAAAATAATTAGTCTTATTTTTCCAAAATTCTTGGAAAGTCATCGCATTTAACTTTAAATGTGTGATTGCATTATTCTTATCAATATTCCAATAATAACCAATTTTAAATCTATCATAATTCCAATTTCCACAATGCATCACGCGATCTTCAGTATAATATGGAAGTCTATATGGAGAAGTCCAAATACTAACAACTGCCTTTGGAGTTGGATATGACTCATTTAACAGTATAGAATTATGTAAAGTGAATAAAGAGGATGACCCAGTAGAACCTAAATTAATCACTGAGCAATTTGTCATACTTTCTAATTGTCCAGATATAGTATCTTCCTCTGAAGTTCCAACACCAAATACATGAGAACATCCAAAAATCACGATTGATTTTGACCAATTTATTTGATTGAAATCTTTTGTTCTATATCCAGCACTATTTAAATTATATTCAACTTTATTAACCCGATAATACCAATCATCAGGTTGTTCTTTTAGATTTGTTTTATAAAGTTCCTTAGTATCTTGGTCAAACCATTCATGATTACCAGTGATTAGTTCTTGATTTGGAAGAAGTAATTTTTGTTCAAATCTTTCAGATAATTTTAAAAATGTCATGAGAATATTTGAATATTATAGCGTCTAGACCACTTATCACAATCCCTCTCATCATTTAACATCGGTTGCCCTTTAATATTTAAACTAGTATTTAAAAGCATGGGATGACCAGTTTTTGCTTTCCATTGATATAGTAAATTATAAAGTCTAGGAGCATCACTTTTTTTAACAGTTTGCAATCTACTTGTTCCATCAACATGAACAATTCCAGGGAACTTTTCTGGATATTTACATCTAACGGTGTGTTGCATAAATGGACTTTCTATCAAATCCTGATGCATATCAAAATAAGTATTGGCAAACTCTATAGGAACAACTGGAGAGAATGGTCTATAAGATTCTCTATTTTTGATTTTATTAACTCTATCTTTTATTTCTGGATCAGATGGGTCTGCTATTAAACTCCTTGCACCCAATGCTCTTGGACCAAACTCCGATCTACCTCTCGCAAGTCCACACACTTTATGCTCATACAAATATTTTACAATCTCAGTGTTTGTATGTTTATGTTGCAGATAATATCCAAGATAGGGTGTGAATTTGATATGAATTTTCTTGTGCGCCAATACAGCACCAATCGCAGATCCACTGTCTCCAGGTGCTGGCATTATCCACACATTTTTAAAATGATTATAAGCATGTTTATTTGCTACGCAATTTAAAGCACAACCCCCCATCAATACAAGGTTATTAGTTGGCACCAATTTTTTAGCAAGTCTCAGTGCATTATTAAAAAGAATCTCATACACTTCTTGAGTTGCCGCAGCAATATCTTCTTTTGATTCTTCTGGTCTCCAATCTTTACATCCCTGATGTAAATTTAACTTACATTTAAAATCTTCTGTTATGAAATCATCAAAAATAGCATCTTTTAATTTATGTTTATCTCCCAATGCAGATAAAGCCATCAAAATATATTCTTCTTCATTCGGTTTTAAACCACACCGCTGAGTCATTGCAGAATACAGTAATCCCACACTATTTGGATACTTTAATTCATACTTTAACTTTAAATTATTGCCACTTGCTTCCCAAATTGTAAGTGTTTGAAATTCTCCAATAGCATCTATGACTAAAATAACAGCATGTTTAAATTTACTAGTAAAATAACCACCACATGCATGGGTATAGTGATGGTTAAAAAATTTGTGCTTGCACTCATAATATCTTTCAAAATTATTCACAAATGGACCTTGACCTGCATAAATTTGTCTCATCCTCTTTTTTAAAGGATTTTCATACCAACAAATTAATTCTGGTTTTCCATATCTTAAAGCATAGTTTAATAAAGAATCTGAAATATATGGATCATTTTTAATTTTACTAAAACGTTCACTCTCACTGGCGAATACCAATTCGTCTTTTACAAATACTGACAATGCAGCATTATGACTATTAGATGATATCCCCCATGTTATCATATTTTTTCTCCCAATAACTTACTGGTAGTGTTGGATCTTCTTTTACAAAATTTTTATCCTTATTTGCAGGACACATTGAACAATATGACTCATCTTCTTTGTTTAAAAACTTTTCCAGCTCATCATCACTACAATCTGGTTCTAATGGTTGATATTTAAGATATACATTCCATTTATCGCTTAAATTATATTTTTTAGATTGCATTGGTAAATAAGCCAATGCTGGACACTTCCACAATTTATTTTCATGTAGTTGGATAGCATGTTTAGATAAACACTTTTCCCAACTTTGCCTAGGATTATTATGCTCATAAGGCATCATATTATTTCCAAACCCAGTATATTGTGGTGTCCAATATTCATTAGTATAATCCCAAAATTCTACATGCACTCCAAGATCATGTCTCCATTGCTTAGCAAGAGTATATCCACGTTTAAACTTTTTTACATAGTTTTTATGAGTGGTGCTGTGTATAGATATTGCTAAATTTGTCTGAGTTGCTATCAGTGCTTTTGGGAGTTTTGGATGATTATGTAAAAAACTAGCATTAGATACAAGGTCAATTTGTGTATATGGATCAGGATAAATCATCCTCACCAAATATACAATATCAGTAAGTTCTTTATTTAAAGTTGGTTCACCACCAAGAATAACAAAAGTTTTTGGTCTTATTCTTTGACCCCAAATATATAGCCAATCTTTTATAGTTTCTAGGGTTAATGTCCCAGAATGACCGTGATTTGAATAATGAGAGCATCCCTCACAAGTAAAATTGCAAGTATGAGTTACATGCAGTTCTATTTGTTTAGTATCAAATTGTTTCATTCATCAATATATCCAGTTTCTTTCAACATTTCCACTGCCTCATCAAAAGACTTATAAAGAATTTGCAAACAAATTGCTTTACGATCAGGAAGACCTGCTTCCATTGGAAATACCGAGTGTGGTTTAGATACATCAAGCAAATAAGCATCTCCAGGATGTGCCATAAACCTGACAGACTTTCTCAAATAACCCTCATGAAAGATTGCTCCGTCTGTTTGATTTGCGACTTTAGTTGTAGGTGTTTCTCCTGGAGGATAATAGAACTGTGTTACACATCTATCAGTCTTAATATAAAAGTTTACAATAGCCTCAATATTACTATCAGTATGTGGAGGAATTTTATAATTCAGCTCCATTAATGACAGAGTACAATTATCTCTATAAGATTCTGGTATTACTTGAAGCAAATCAGTTTCATTCTCTGATTTAATATATGAATATTTAATACCAGCAAATCCATATGGAGTATCCATTCCATATTCTATTTTTCTACCAGTCTTATTATAGTTGTTTATAAAAAACTGCTTGTTTAATTTACGAAAAAACATTTAAAAATCTCCTTTTGTTTGACCACAATCAAATACCCATATACCCCTTTTCACCCACATATCAACAACTCTTTTACGGTCTTCAAAAACACACAATATATTATACTTCTTTTCCAAAAAATCCACAAACTCACCCTTTACTACAGAATCATCTCTACGGTCATTCTGTTTTCTCATATACAATTCATCATATTCAATTGCATTTTTATTTAACCACAATTCAGTTTCATCCTTATAATTATCCGTTCTTCCAGTAAGAATGACCATTTTTAATTTGGAATATGTATTTTTCAAAGACTTAAAAACAACTCCAACAGGAACATTTATACTGTCTTGTAGAATACCAGCATTCCAAGCATCCCAATTTCTTGGGTGAGTTGCAATAAATTGCTGTCTATGTTTTACATTGCATAATGTGCCATCTAAATCAAAAATTACACAAGGATTACGAAGTTTATTCATATGAATATTCTCTCCACTCAGGAACATTACAATTAGCAAGATCAAACGCAACTTTATTCCAAGGTGCTCTTGGTTGACGAATCAATCTCATATTAGTATGTTCTAATAATTTATTTCCTTTTTTAGTATTACAAGAAGAACATGCAACCACTAAATTTTCCCAAGAGTCATCTCCACCTTTACTACGAGGGAGCACATGGTCTATGGTCAGTCTAGTAGTAGAACCGCAATATTGACAAGTATTACGATCTCTTTTATAAACCATTGCTCTAGATGGTTTACATTTTGCAGCATAATTAATTGGAACTTTAATATAATTTAGTAATCGAATAACTCTTTCAGATATAACCTGAACTTTTTCTTTTAGAACTAAAATTACAGCTCGTCTCCAATTAGTAAAATTAATTGGTTCGTAACTAGAATTTAAAACTAAAATTGTTTGGTATGGTTTAATTTTTAAGTGTTCCATAGAAGTTAACTTTTTTTCTGCAAGTATGCTTCCGATTTAATATAAAACATGTGCCCACTATCAAACCTAACTACCACACCTTCGGCATCTTGTTGATTTTTAATTTCATCAATATATTGAGAAATTTCATAGTAGTTGACACACATTTTATTTACCACAGGAATTTTTAAATTAACTGCAAGTTTGCGAAGGAACATATATTTGCAATACACTCCTGTTTTAATATTACGCAATCCAGTTAATACTAAGTTTTCTTCTGGATATTCTACCACAATTTTATCGTTTGGAGAACACCACTCAAAAATGGGCGTACAGTTTTTTGCTAAGCATATTTTTATAAACTCATTATAATAAGTTTTATTTGCTATAAAAACTTCAGCATTGAATGATGTAGAATTAATTCCATTTTTTGTAGTTAGTCTGTATCCGTAAGGGGTCGGAACAGGATATACCATTACACCATCTAATTTTTCCAAAAAAACATTAAGATTTTTAAGTTTTTTTATAATCTTATCGAAATTAGTTTCAAAACTTTGGTCTAACGTAAATGCTTGATGGTATGGTCTAGCAATTATATTACCTTCAAGATTAAATGCAAGTCCTCTTATTTCTCTCAACAAAGGAGTTTCGCTACTACTACAATTTACTATGCAAAACTCATCTTGATTGATGATGTTATGATCTTCTTTTTTTAGTTCTTTAAGTATTTGAGAAATATTGTAGATTACAGGAAAAGAATAATCCATACTCAGTCATAAACATTTTGCTCTTGTTGTATTCTATCTAAATGATGATAGATATTTTCTTTTGAATATTGAAATTCTGAAAATCTTCTAGGATTGTTTTTTTCCATTTTATGAAGCATATTAATCCAATCATATCTTTTGTCTACAACCCACCCGTAACGACGTTCGTCGTGCATCATGTCAAAGATAGAATGCATTGTTCAATATAGTAGATATTATCAATTATATCATCGATACATTCGGTCTGACAAGTCCAAATCAAACAAAATTTCTTCAATCGTATTTTTGTTGCCGACAGTAGCATTCATAATATCATTCTTTTGTTTATGTTTTCTAATTTCAGAAATTAAATTTGGATGATATTTTAACCAATCATATTCATCTTCTGTTAAGTCTGATATTCTTTTTTTATTAATTTTTTGAGTTATACTTGCGTATTTAATTCTATCTTCTGCGTTCATAGTAATCTACTTTTGAAGGATGCATAAAATCAACCACAATTACACACCTATAGTATTCTTTTGCCACAATAGGTGGTGGCATAACTGGTTGATGATTAACATGAGAATGATGTATTAATAAAGAATTTTCATCTCCTGGAATGATGATTTCTCTATCTTTATTCTCAATTAGAGTTCCATATATTCTAGAGGGATTTTTAAGATAATAAATCATACCAAGATCAAAATTATCATGACTATGACTATTACCATAGTTTATATACAATTCATTCCCATAGTTCTCCTCTGTTGTCCCCCTCATCCGTTTTGCCCAATATGATTGGACTTTATACTCTTTTATTCTTGGGTCATTAGTGATTTCTGAATAAGTATAAAGATGTTTTTTAACTAATTTAAAAAAGTTTGTCCAACTTTTTTTATACCACAACTTACGTTGAGACAATCTATTAGTTGCTTCAACAGATAAATCCCATTTATCTTCACAAACTTCTAATTCATTATCAATCTCTTCTAAGAGATTTTTCATATCATATTTAATTAGAATATTATATGCCCTG